GACTATATCTCCCCGATGCAGTCCGAGACGATGCTGGACAGTCCTTTTAAGACCCGACCTGATCCAAGTCAATGACAACTAAGACCAGAAAGCCCAAAGCCCTACGAGGGGCAACCAAGCCGAGGCTTCACAGTCCACTTCTCAAGGGACAAAATAAACTCCAAGATGTAAAAGACCTATGCGAGATTGTGAAGATTCCTTTAATGCCTTGGCAGGAGTATGTGTTAAAGGACATATTGACTGTGGACAAAAAAGGCATGTGGATCCGCAAGACAAACCTGATTCTGGTAGCCAGACAGAATGGCAAGACACATCTGGCGCGTATGCTCATTCTTGCTCATTTAATCAAGTGGAATACCAATGTCCTTATCATGTCCTCTAATCGAAGCATGGCTTTAGACACCTTCAGACAGATCACTCACCTATTGGAGACCAATGACCACCTCAAAGGATTCGTTAAACAAATCAGACACGCTAACGGCACAGAGTCTATTGAGATGCTCTCTGGAGCGCGCCTTGATGTCGTTGCAGCTACTAGAGATGGATCTCGTGGACGAAGTGTCAACGGGTTACTTTACATCGATGAAATCCGAGAGATCACAGAAGATGGATTTAGAGCAGCAACTCCAACTACTAGAGCTCACCCAAATAGTCAGACGCTTCTTACCTCGAATGCTGGAGATGCGTTCTCAACTGTTCTCAACGACTTGCGAGAACGAGCAATCGACTACCCACCTAAATCATTTGGATTCTACGAATACTCAGCCCCTCAATACTGCAAGATAACCGACCGCGATGCATGGGCTTTGGCTAACCCCTCTTTGGGATACACCATCACAGAGGAAGCGATTGAGGAAGCGATTGCTACTTCACCAATTGAAAACACGCGCACGGAAACTCTTTGCCAGTGGATTGACAGTCTGTCCTCTCCGTGGCCTCATGGCATCCTTGAGGAAACATCTGACTCAGAATTAGAAATGGCAGTAGGTGCTTACACAGTCTTTGGCTTTGATGTAAGTCCTAGCAGACGAAACGGCTCACTCGTTGCCGGTCAATTACTGCCAGACGGGCGGATCGGTATCGGTATCTTAGAGACTTACAGTTCTCAGGTTGCTATCGATGAGCTGAAGATGGCTGCAAGTATAAAGGCGTGGTGTGACATTTATAAGCCGCGCTTAGTCTGCTTTGACAAGTATGCCACCCAGACGATTGCAGATCGCCTTCATAATTCTGGCGTAGTCGTGGAAGATGTCTCAGGCCAGCAGTTTTACAAAGCCTGTGGAGATCTCTTAGAAGGTTTAGTCAATCATCGAGTAGTCCATAACGGCCAAGCCGAGTTCATCCAGCAGATGAATAACTGCGCAGCTAAAGTTAATGACTCAGCTTGGCGTATCATCAAGCGTAAATCCGCAGGAGACATTTCAGCCAGTATTGGCGTGGCAATGACTGTAAGCAAGTTAATGATCCCTCAGCCGAAGCCTCAGATTTATACTTAGACACACCCATAGCGTGTTGTCTAATTACTTGACAAATGCTACACTTTATGACTATGGGTCTATTCCGCAAAACTGAAGCAATCAATAATGATCAGCGTTCATCGCTTTTAGCGCAATACGCCCCTCAAATTATGGGAGAGAATCTTAACTCCCTTTATAACTACATCATGCCACGCGTTCAACGCAACGAGGCGATGTCAGTTCCTTCTGTAGCTCGATGCCGCAATCTTCTCAGTGGAGTAATCGGAGATCTACCGCTTAACCTTTATCGCAAGTCAACAGGTGAAGAATTAGGCAATCCAATCTGGGTAGATCAACCAGCAATCAATCAACCGCGTTCAGTAACAATGGCGTGGACTGTTGATTCACTTCTAATGTACGGCGTGGCTTACTGGCAAGTTACAGAATTGTATGCAGAGGATGGCCGTCCTTCTCGCTTTAAGTGGATTCCCAATGTCAAGGTTACATTCGAGACTGATCTTTATGGAATGGAAATTACTCAGTATTACATCGATGCTGTTGCAGTTCCAATGCAAGGACTTGGATCTCTTGTAACATTCCAAGCATTTGATGAAGGTATCTTAGAGCGCGGATCTGAAACAATTAGAGCTGCTGTTGATCTTCGCAAAGCCGCAGTATTAGCTGCATCGACTCCAATGCCTAGCGGAGTGCTACGCAATAACGGAGCAGACTTAGATCCTAAAGAAGTAGCTGGGTTACTTGCAGCATGGAAGAATGCTCGCAACAATCGCAGCACTGCTTACTTAACTTCTACTCTTGAGTATCAACCAACATCATTCTCACCTAAAGACATGATGTATGACGAAGCACAGCAATTCTTAGCAACAGAGATCGCTCGTCTATGCAACATCCCTGCATACCTTCTCAGCGCCGAGGCCAATTCATCGATGACATATGCAAATGTGCTTGATGAGCGCAAGCAATTCTACTCGCTATCTGTCGCGCCTTATGTAAATGCAATTCAGGATCGTCTTTCAATGGATGACATCACTGCTCGCGGTAACGCGGTTAAGTTCGATGTTGATTCATCATTCCTAAAGACAGAGCCAATGGAGCGATTGCTAGTAATTGAAAAGATGTTATCTCTTGGCTTGATCACAGTTGAACAGGCTATGGAGATGGAAGATCTAACACCTAACGGCAGTGAAGGAATCGAATAATGGAAAACCAAGTAATCACTTTCACAGCAGGGCTTATCGCCAATGTTGAAGAAAGACTAATCTCCGGCAAGATCGTGCCAGCAGGTACAGGCGAAGTCGGTAACACTTCAGCCGGTAAAGTCGTATTTGAGAAGGGCGCGATCGCACTTCCAGAAGATCCTAAGACAGTCAAGCTTCTTAATCAGCATGACACACGCCAGCCATTAGGCAAGGCCACACAATTCACAGAGCAAGAAGATGGAATCTATGCATCGTTCAAGGTATCACGATCTAATCGTGGATCTGAAGCTCTTATCCTTGCAGAAGAAGGCTTGCAGTCAGGTCTATCTGTAGGAGTAGAAGTAATCAAGTCAAAGCAGAAGGGCAACGTGATGTTCGTATCCGCTGCTAGATTGCTTGAAGTATCTTTGGTAACAGAGCCAGCCTTTAAGTCTGCTCAAGTTATCGATGTTGCTGCTGAGGAAACTCCAGAAGCAGTAGAAGAAATCCAACCAACAGAAAGCGAGACAGCTGTGGAGAATACTCCAGAGACAGTTGCAGCACCAGTAGAGGCAGCAGCGGTTGAAGCTGCTCGTCCTGTTGTTACTGCGACTACATTCGTGCGCGAGCGCGTAGCACCAATCACATCAGCACAATACCTAGAAGCAAACATCAAGGCAGCTCTTGGTGATGACGAGTCACGCCGCATTGTTCGCGCAGCAGATGATTCAACATCAACAAACACAGGTCTTACACTTGCACCACACCTAAACACTTTTATCACAGACACCTTCACAGGCCGTCCAGCATTTGAGGCAGCAACACGCGCAGCCCTAATTGATTCAGGCATGAGCTTCACAGTTCCTCGCCTTTATGTAAACAATGCAACAGCTAACACTGCACCAACAGTTGCAGACACAAACGAAGGCGCAGCACCATCTGAGACAGGCATGACATCTGCATACGACACAGTAGATGTAAACAAGTTCTCAGGACTACAACGCGTATCATTTGAGCTTGTAGATCGTTCATCACCAGCGTTCATGGAACTAATGATGGTTGAACTTCGCAAGGCTTACGAGAAGGCAACAGACGCAGCACTAATCGCAGCGTTCACTGCATCTGGCGCACAAGCAACAGGTGTTGCAGCAACAGCAGCAGGACTACAATCATTCATTTCTGTAGAAGGCGCAGCAGCATACAAGAACACAGGTGGAGACTTCGCTAACAAGCTAGTTGCTTCGACTGATCAGTGGGCTGCAATCACAGGATACGCAGATTCAACAGGTCGCGCATTGTACTCAGCACAGGGTCCAACACAGAACGCTTCAGGTTCAGCGGTGGCTTCATCTGTTCGCGGAAACATCCTCGGAACTGATCTCATCGTAGATCACAACATTACAACATCAGGCATCATTGATGATTCAGCCTTCTTGGTTGCTCCATCATCTGTCTACACATGGGAATCACCACAGACACAGCTTCGCGTTAATGTATTGACAACAGGCGAGATCGAAATCAACCTTTACGGATACCTAGCAATTTATCTTGCTAAGTCAGGTAAGGGCGTTCGCCGCTTTAACTACACAGCACCATAAGCTGTAACTAAGTACACTCTAGGGGGTCAGTAGCCCTCTGACCCCCTAGAGTCTTTAGAAAGGAAAAGGAATGGCACTCACTACAGTCGCAGAGCTCCGCAGTACTCTCGGAGTCGGTACGCTGTACCCTGATGCCACCTTGCAGGAAGTGTGCGATGCTACAGATGCAGTCCTACTTCCTATGCTTTGGAAACCTCAATGGTTCGCAGTATCACACAGCAACATTGTAAGCGAAGGCACTTTATATTTTGACATTCCTGTAACAGACATCTTCTATGTCGGACAGACAGTAACAATCGCAAACTCAGGCACTAAGTACAATGGATCTAAAACAATTACCTCAGTCGGAGAGTATTCAATCTCAGTAACAACGACTCACACAGTGATCCAGCCTAAGCACCCAATCGAGCCTTTCGGTACAGTAACAGCAGAGACTTACACAGACTGGACAACCGACATGGCTGTTCAGCAAGCAGCTCTTATGATA